GAGCCTCGTCTGTCAGTGAAACTGTGGCAGGCGCTCGCTATGCTTGCCCTGCTGATTGGGGCGGGCTATCTGCACTGCTCCGGCATGAATAATGGCTGCAAGCGGTGGGATATCGTGACGCTGCCGATTACCGGCTGCGTCGGTTTCTTGATGGTGAAATATTTCGCGGCCAAGCTTGATGTCCATAAGGGCCGGTTGCGCAATCTGCTGATTTACATTGGCGAGAATACGCTGTATGTGTTCGTATTCCATATTATTGCCTTTAAGGTTGTTAGTTTGCTGAAAATCTGGTATTATGGCTTGGATTTCGGTCAGATTGGCTGTCACATGGTTATCCATTATCGCAATCACGACGACCTGTTCTGGGTGCTCTACTCAATTGCGGGTGTGGCGCTGCCGCTAATCTGCCTCAATGGCTTCCGCAAGCTCAAGGCGAGCCTCACGGCGCAGATCAAATCGCACTGAGATATTTGGCGGTTTGGCCGTGGTTTTGTAACTTTGTAGTCGTAAAATATAGATGGTATAATTTTAGGTGGTATTGGCTACCTAAGTGCTTGTCCCCTATGGTAAAATTGATTGAAAAATATATGTCTCGTGTGGCAAAATATGTCGGTGCGGCTGCTGTAGCACTGGCTTGTAGCGCTCCGGCTTCGGCTCAGGATTATTCTGAGGGCTGGTATCAGATTAAGCGCACCATTAATATCGGCTCAATTGCAGATTTGGACTTTGGCAGTGTCTCGTTGCTGTCAGGTGTAAGTTCGCTGATGTCGAATGTGGCTTACCTGAACACCGGTGAGGAATTTACCACGAATGTTACTATCCCGGTTGTGAATATCAATCTCGGCTCGGCGGTCTATGGCGCTGGTCTGATGGATGTTGACGGCTCAAAGGACTACTCTTACGACCTGATTTCGTCGAATGGTAAGAATGCCAATGAGCAGTATCTAACTACATATTACTATATTACGCCGGTTGGCGCTGACGATGATGGCGAGTGGCGCTACACGGTGCGCTCTGTAAATGGCCACTATATGGGCCCTGACGGTCGCTACTATGTTGAGCCTAAGGAGGTTTACTTCAATTCATCGTTGGGCATTACGCTGGGTAGCTCGCTGGATTCTACACTGAATTCGCTGGTGTCGATGCTTGGCGTTAGTGTTGGCTCTAAGCAGTACACGCTGTCGGCGTCGTACATCGAGAATATCCCGTATATTGACCGTCTGGAGATTTACTCGCAGATTCAGCCGCTGATTGAGGCGTTAGGCGACCTTGGTATCAAGATTTCAACCAACAGTTGGACTAAGAAGTTGCTGACTGATGGCGATTCCGAAGTGGGGTATATCGGCACTACCGAGATGCTCGAGACGTTGCAGTCAATGGCACAGGATGCGTCTACGCTGATGAACTACTACAATGATGGCGATTACGCCAGTCTGGGCCGTATGCTGATGAAGTATGTCGGTCTTGACCTTTTCAAGCTGAAGAAGGTGAACCTGAGCAATATCGCCACGACCTCCGGTATTTTTGCCAAGCACACGTCGGTTACGCCGTATGCGGTGAATCTGATTGCGTTCGGCGATAATTTCTCGCTCAATGAGATGGACTATCGTACGGCTGATTCGCTGACGAAGTTGGCCCAGAAAACTAACCAGAATGCGATGGTGGAGTATGCCGGCAGCGATGCGCAGGCCAATTCCGTAACACGTTTCTATAATGGCGGTACGCTCTTCGTTAAGAAGGGGGGCGCGGTTGGCGATGGCAACGAGATTTTCCAACTGGTTACTGATAATGGCACGGATGTCGTTGACCTGAGTCATGGTCAGTATGTTACGTTGGTCGATGAGGCCTCGCAGGCTGTGAACCTGATTATCTCCTCACCGAAGCAGGGTGAGGTGTTGGGTATCCCAACCGGTCGCTGGTCTGACAATTACAAGACGGTTGCCCTTGATAAGTCGGGCATTACAACCCTCTGGTCGCCGTTTGATTTGGTGATTCCGGGCGATGAGAAGGGGCTGTTCGGCAGCATCAAAAAGCACGCTCCGAAGGCTTATGTGGCCAGTTACCGCTCCGACGATGACGACAATGTTTATTGTAAGGAGTTGCTGAACACCATCCCGGCCAACACGCCGGTAATCATCAAGGGTGATGCCTCGCAGAGCTACAGTTTCACGGTTTCTGAAACTGAGGGCGCTGCCACGGTCTCCACCGATGCTGATTCTTCGGCTTCTTCAGCTCCGGCTTACGCCGCTGTCTCGGATGCAAATCTGCTGCAGGGCACGTTTGTTGACTATGCTGTCCCCGCCGATCTGTTAGCGTATCAGTTGACGGTTGACGAGGAGATGAACCCGGTACTGACGTTGTTGGACGGCGAGAACCGCGTGATTCCGGCATGGCAGGCATATTACATTGCAACGCCGACCGACGATGAGGCGCCGGCTTCAATCTCTGTGGTGTTGGATGGCAGTCCGGCCGCAATCGAAAATGTTGCCGTTGATGCAGCGCAAAGTGAGCAGCAGCCGACGGAAATCTACGATATTTGTGGACGTCGCGTGCCTACGGGCAACCTCCGTCCCGGATTGTACATCATCAACGGCGTAAAAACTGTTATTCGTTGACCGTTGAGCCTTAGCTGGTTACGTGTAAAGTTAGGAATAATCGCGAAAAAATTGTAACAAAAGTGACCCAAAAACTTGCACAATTCAAAAAAACTTCCTAACTTTGCACTCGTTAAATGACAACAACGACTCCTCAAGCGTGATGAGTAACGTCAATATTTAACATTGGAGAGATGGCAGAGTGGTCGATTGCGGCGGTCTTGAAAACCGTTGAGGGTAACACCTCCAGGGGTTCGAATCCCTTTCTCTCCGCATTTAATGCTGCTAATCAGCTATTTAGAAAATAAGTACCCGCAAAAGTACCCGATTAGGCGCTTTTGCGGGTGTTTTTTACTTCTTACTATTGCGGTAAATAGTGAAGGCGGTGTAGGTGCAAACTGCCAAAATTAGAAGGGCTAAAATTAGGGAGCTGTAGTCTCGCTTGGTTGTCGTCTTGGCTTCCTCTTTAGCCTGCTCCTTTGTTTTAATATTGGCGTCTGCCTGGGTGTCTTCCTTCTTTTCGTTCCGGATCTCCTGCTTGGTCGTGGCGTCCTTAGTCGTGGCGCCGGCGGCGGTTATTGTAACGGTTCCCCGGGTGATTGAAGTTGGCCGGCTGCTAACGTTGGGGGGCTTGCCATGCTCATGGGTCGCGGTGTCGGCTGCCTCAACTATCGCGGCGTCGCCGAAGTCCCAGCGGGTAAAGTCAATTACTACGTTATAGTCGGCCCATGCTTGCTCGCTCAGCGCCGTGTCGGTCGTCGTGGCTGCCGTCTCTGTCGTCGCGGTCGCCTGGCTTACGGTCGCTTCGGTCGTGGCTTGGGTCTGCTCCTTCGTGGCCTTTTTGGTTGTTGAACATGCGGCCAGGGCGAAGGTAAGAAAGATTATTAGCAAAAGTCGGGCGGCTGCTCTCATGGGTTCTGGTCGTTAAAGGTTACGGTTTTGGCGGGGATGGTGTTGTGGACGAGCGCCCCGAAGCGAATGTAATTTAGGCGGCGCATCCAGCCGGCTCTAAATTTCGCTTGCGAAGGTACGCGCTTAATAAAGTCTTCGATGTAGCGTATGCGGGCGCGCATAATGTGGTCGAAGAGGGCGCGGGGTTCCTGGGCGTTAAGGGCGGCTAAGGTCTTAGGGCCTACTACGCCGTCTACTTTTACGCCGATGAGCTGTTGTACTCCGGTGATGCCGTTCTTTCCGCTGGCCCATACCCAGTCTACTACTAAGTTAGCTATAGACTGGCTTTTAATCTGGTCGGCCTTCCACCGGTTCCAAAAGTGCGGGCGCATGACGCGGTTAACGGCGTCGTCCTCCGTAATTAGCTTAAGGTCGTCTACGTCGATGTCTCCGTCTCCGTCCTTGTCGTAGCCTACGGCCTTCCATGTCGAAATAGTGACGCCGCGGTTAGTTGCTCCGCCGCGGTCGTCCTTGACGTTTGCGTAGCCTCCTTCCCATGATAGAATGAAGGGTGCTAATATCTCTAACTTTGCCATGTTAGTCTACGTATTGGGGTAAAATGTATTGAATATTGTTAGCGGCGTTCTGCAGTATGCTGCGCGCGCTGCTTTCGTCGATAGTCGCGCCGTGGGTAAACTCGCAAAAAATTGAGCCTACCCAGTCGTGTTGGTTGTCGCTGAGCTTCATAATTATTACCTTGTCCGTCCCGCAGGAAGATAACAAAGATTTGGCGTAGCGGTCTTCTACCTGGCCGTCTATATCTGTTATATACATATATAGGTTCTTGGCTAAGCTGCTGCAAAATTTAGCCAGGTCGCACATCTTAAGGTTCTGGATCCTGGGCTTCATGCTCTCTACGCCTTTACGCTTACTCTCGAAGTAGATGCTTATCATGCTTTCGTTTCCGAGTGGGTGCGGTTGCACTATGTAAACGCGGTCGGCCTTAAGCTCGTGAAGTATTTCCCAGAGCTCTCCGTGGACTATCGCCGAGTTATCGCTGCGCCGCTTGTTCCTCTCGTCTGCCTCCTTCTTCATCTGCTCTACCTTTAAGTCGGTGAGCTTGTTCCGGGTATATTGGTTATAAGTGAAAAAAGCGGCGATAATAGCTCCTATGGCGCTGATAATTGCGGCTATATCCATGTGTCGTTAGTTTGTGTAGCCGGCGGCGGCTAAGTCTGCTTTTACGTTAACTTTAATCTCCTGGACGCGGCGAAGGTAGGCGCTATAACGTTCTTTGGCTGCTTCGGCCTCGGCGTCTACCAGTAGGCCTATGTTAGCCGCGTTATATTCGTTAACCAGCTCAAACTCGGCCGTTTCGTCTAAGTCTTCGCGGATGACGGCCTTAACCAGGGCCGCTTGTGTGGGGGTGCCCCATACTTTTACGGTGTCGTAGTCGTAGGTCGTGCGCTCGTTGCCGTCTTCGTCGGTTTCGGTTTTCTGGGTGATGTTGAAGTTATAATAATAGGCTCCGTTACCCAGGTTTTGAATGATGGCGGGCCTATCGTTTGAATTTGATTTCATACGTTGAAGTCGAATTAAGTTTTTTAATAAAATTCTTGCTATCGCTGTGCTTGCACCATCCCCACCATGACGCGCAGCGCTGTAAGTAGTCGGCCTTGCTAATAGGCTTCTTAGCTTTGCGCATGCCTGCTACGGCGCGGGCGAAGTGCTTTTTAATACCTTTGCGGAGCCGTGTTTCCTCCAGGTAAAAAACGTAGCCCAGGAAGTCTACGCCGCGGCCGTGTTTATCGCGGTGGTTCCTGGCGATTGGGAAAATTTGCTTATTGGGTTTAACCGTGAGCTTTAGCTCTCGGTCTAAGTAGTCTTCTATCTCGGCTAATAGCTTGCGCAGCTCCTGCTTGCTGGGGCCGTAGATGGTTATGTCGTCTGCGTAGACTACTAAGTATTTAACGCCCTTCTCTTGCTTAAGCCAAATTATAAACTTCGCAAAATATAGAAGGGCCAAAAATATAGAGGGGTGGTTGCCGATTGGGATCCCTTGCTCGGTGCTGTCTATAAGGTCGTCTATTAATGCTAATAGGCGCTTGTCTTTAATCTTCCATCTAACGAGCGCTTTTAGCGCGTCGTGGTCGATGCTGGGGTAAAATTTTTTAATGTCAATCTTTAAACAATACCGGCAGCCCTCCGGGTCTTTACGAAGGAAGTATTTAACGCGGTCGGCGGCCGCTTGTATGCCTCGCCCCGGTAGCCCGCAGTAGGTATCGCGGTTAAATAGCGGGACCCATATAGGCGCTATAACGTTCATAATAGCGTGGTGTACTATGCGGTCGGGGTAGTATGGAAGGCGGTAAATTAGGCGTTCCTTCGGTTCGTGTATCGTGAAGGTGTTATAAGGCGATGGTTTGTAAGTTCCGGCCTTTAACATCTCGTGTAGTTCTTGGATGTGTTCCTCTCGGTTTTTATCGTGTAGTCTCACTCCGTAGGAGCGCAGCTTCCCCTTGCGGGCTGTTTCGTCCGCCAGGTGTAGGTTATCTATGCTAATAACCTTGTCGTATAAATTGCCGTGTCGCTTCATATTGGTGAGCTTTGCTGATTCCCGGGGGCGGTTCGGGTTACTCCTACTATGTCCCCTTTAATTGGGTAAATATTTTTTTGCCTTGTTATCGGCATGGCCTCTGCCCTTTGGTTTGTATTTTGTAGGCTTAGCCGGTTGGGGCTTCGCCTGGTTGTCAGTAATTCCGAGAGCCGATGTTCGTATTCGCATTCGTGGGGGCGTTATTCGTATTCGCATACGCGAGCCCGGCATTCGTGCCGTTATTCGCATTCCCGCCGAAGAGGACGCCCCGGGGCAGACAGCCGAATATGTTTTTACTCGATCCAGTAGCGTGTGCCGCTGGCGCGCATGGTCGCCTTACGTGGGAAGGCGTTCCGCTCGGCTATCTGGTCCAAAGTGTATTTAATCTCGCGTGAATTAGTAAAAAACTTCCTGGCGTCGGCCATCTTGTCGTCCTTGTTGAATTTAACTAACACTAAATAGCGCTCGTCGCCGAATTTGGTTTTTATCCCTTTAATCATGCCGCATACCCAGAAGCTAAGGTTAGTTAGTTTTTGCTGGGTGGTCTCCGGACAGTTGTAGTGCTGGTTAGTCTCGTCCGGTTTAATTTGAAGGAAGGCCAGGGAGCCGTCGTCTTGTTGTTGTGTTGTGCTGTCCATGTTGGTGGTGCTCAATGTTTAATTAATAATTAGTGAAATATGGTTTTTAAAATGACCTGGGGCGACAAAAATTGTCGCGTCGCCCCAGGCGTGTTGGTCGTTGCGTTTCGTTACGCTGCTTCGGGTATAAAGCAAAGCCGAGAGCCGAGGTGCGTATTCGCAGACGTGGGGGCGTAAACCGTAGACGCAGACGCGAGCCCGGCAAGCGTGCCGTAAGTCGCACACCCGCCGAAGCGGACGCCCCTAATAGCTTCGCCGCTGCTCTGGATGTT